GGCGTGTTGTGCGTACTTGGGCTGACATCCTTAACCAAGCTAACCTTGGATTTGAAGTCATGCACGAACGTAATGCTCACAACTTTCCGCTAGACTTGGCTTCTGCTGAAGTCACTCCAGTTGCACTGACTGCACCTGCAGTTGGTTAATCAATAATGCCGCGTCCGTTCATTCGCTATACGCAAATAGCGAACGCATGTCACTTGATCATGGAACGGGGGTCAAGTACTTGGAGATTATCATGGCTGTTCAAGTCACTTACAAGTATCGCGGCGTTTCTTACACTAAAACTATTCAACGTTAATGGCTCAACAAGCTAAAGGTATGACTGCTAACGTTACCCGTCTCACCCCTGGTGCGGACAAACAAGGGTTCAAACGTTGTGGTCAGTGTGGTGATAAAAAACCACAATGTAGAAAACAAAAGAAGTGCCTTAAAGGTCTTCTTTGAATAACGGGAGTCAGGCACCTCAGAGTCGGACCTGGCTCCTATTGGCGTTGGCCCTTACGAGGACACCCTTCGCCGTCTAGACGGTGGGATAGACCACAAAAACTATAACAAAAATTTTCCAAACGTTTGGGAGCAAGTACCTTAACTTTACTCCTTTAAAATGGCACAACAAGTAGGGACTGGTTTCCTTGAAACCTCACTGACTCGTCCCGGTCAATCTAACTCTGCGGGTGACGCCCGCGCTCTGTATCTCAAGCTTTTTAGCGGTGAGATGTTCAAAGGGTTCCAGCACAATGCGATCGCTCGTGACCTTGTGATGAAGCGTACTCTGCGTAACGGCAAGAGTCTGCAGTTCATCTACACTGGACACACCAAAGCTGAGTTCCATACTCCTGGCCGCGCTATTCTCGGTAACAGCGATAGTGCACCCCCGGTGGCTGAGAAGACTATCACCTGTGATGACCTTCTGATCAGCTCCGCTTTCGTCTACGAATTAGATGAAGTTCTGAGTCATTACGACTTGAGGAGCGAGATCTCCCGTAAGATCGGTTATGCTCTGGCTCAGAAGTACGATCGTCTGATCTTCCGTGCTCTGACCCGTGGTGCTCGCGCTGCTTCTCCTATCACCAAGAGCGGCTTCGTTGAGCCTGGTGGTACTCAGATCCGTGTGGGTTCTACCGCTAACGCTTCTGATGCTTACAACGCTGGCAATCTTGTCAACGCTTTCTATGATGCTGCTGCTGCCCTGGACGAAAAGGGCGTCAGCATGGACGGACGTGTCGCGGTCCTCAACCCCCGTCAGTACTATGCTCTGATTCAGGACATCGGTACTAACGGTCTGATCAACCGTGATGTCCAAGGTACCGCCCTGCAAAGCGGCCAAGGCATCATCGAGATCGCCGGTATCAAGATCTTCAAGTCCATGAACATTCCGTTCTTCAGCCAGTATGGCACGAAGTACGGTACTGGTTCTGCTACCAACCCTGGTGTCACCGATCCTGGTAACACCGGTTCGTTCGTCTCCGAAGCTCTTGAAGATGCTGCTAACGATGTTACCGGTATCAACAACGAGTACGGTGAAGAAACCGAATTCGCTAACAGCTGTGGTCTCATCTTCCAACGCGAAGGTGCTGGCTGTGTTGAGGCTATCGGTCCTCAGGTCCAAGTCACCAGCGGTGACGTCTCCGTGATCTATCAAGGTGACGTGATCCTGGGTCGTCTTGCCATGGGTGCTGACTACCTGAACCCCGCTGCTTGCGTGGAACTGTTTGCTGGTACCGGCACCAAGCCGGGCGCATTCTGATCCAATTAAATATTTGTTCAACGGGAGCTCCTTCGGGGGCTCCTTTTTTTTATTTTGAACTATGCCTGCCACTTATGCTGCGTCCACAGAACTGGATGCTGTTAATCAAATATTAAGCTCCGTGGGACAGGCTCCTGTCACCACGCTTGATCTTCAGAACCCTGAAGTTGCTATTGTTCTCACCACTCTCCGCGAAGTCAACAAACAAGTTCAAGCTGAAGGTTGGAACTTTAACGTTGAGCGTGGTTATGAATTCACTCCTGATGCATCAACTAAGGAGATCAAATATCCTACTAATGTTCTTCAACTAGATACGAACACACCTACGCATCGTGATGACTATCAACCAGTCAAACGTAATGGTAAGTTCTACGATAAGCTGAAGCACACTTATCAGTGGGATGACAAAATCGAAGCTGATGTAACTTGGCTATTCGAGTTTGAAGATGTTCCTCCTGCCATTCAACTCTACATTACTGCTCGTGCTGCACGTCTTGCCTCTAACAAGATGGTAGGAGACACAACTCTCTTCCAACTGCTGCAAGAGCAAGAGCTTCAAACCCGTGCTGCTGCTATTGAATACGATTGTAATCAAGCTGATTACAGTATCTTTGGTTGGAGAGATGGGGAGAACTACTACAATAACTATCAACCGTACCATGCGCTGATCAGATGAGCACATTGACCCAAAGGATTCCAACCCTTTTGCTTGGCATTTCTCAACAACCCGACAATCTTAAGTTCCCTGGTCAGGTAGTAGACGCTGATAACGTCTTTCCTGACTACGCCTTGGGGATGCTGAAGCGACCTGGCGGTAAGTTTGTAGGTAACCTTAAAGGTGCCTCAACTGCTGGCAAGTGGTTTTCGATCCTTAGGGACGCTAATGAAAAATACGTTGCTCAGTATGATGACAATGTGTTTCGTATCTGGAGTCTGCTAGACGGTAGTCCCCGTAAGGTAGAAATGGGTACCGCCGGTTCTGGTGGTATCCCTTCTGGTTGTAACTATACAGATCTTCAAACAGATCTAGTAGCATACAACAATGCTGTTGATACTACGGAAGCTGAGCTAGAAGATCTAAATGAGTTTGGAGCCACGTTTGCAGAAACCAGTGATGGGCAAACTGGTGTCCAGACTACTAACCTGGAAATCACTACTACCTACAACAACGATTATCAACAGACTGTAAAAACTGGTGTAGTGTACAGTGATGGTAAGTACGTTGTTACTAATAACGGAACTGTCATTGGTCAATACACTAACACTACCTTTGCTTCTGGATATGCTATTGGTGCAGATCGTACTGATGATTATCCACTGCTTAAACAGCAAGAGTTTAGAATTTATGAGCTGCTAATCACTGCTGCAGCTACCCACACTTCTGCTCAACTTACCACCGCTACTAACAATCTAGCAACTGCAGAAACAGATTACAGCAATGCTGTTACTGCTGAAGGTACTGCAGAAACTAATTACGATGACGAAGTAACTGATTGTGCTATTAGCTCTTTACCTAGCACTGAGTATTTATATGGTGCTACTGCTGATGACATTGAACTTCTGACTATTAACGACTACACCTTTGTCCTTAACAAGGATAAGACTGTAGCCATGAAGTCTACTACTAGTGCAGCTCTGCCTAATCAAGCTTTTATTGTCATTAGTGTTGTTGCTTACAACTCTAACTATACCGTTACGCTAAACGGAACTAATTATACACACACGACTCCTGCTAACACCAGTGGTGGTACTACTGACGCTAGCACTATTGCGAGTGCTTTGGCTAGCACCCTAAATGGTATTAGCGGTATTACTGCTACCCAAGTTGGTCCTGGTATTTACGTTAGTGGTACAAGTGCATTTACTATTAGTACCACTGGTTCTGCTGCTGAGGAAGGTATTTATGTCTTCCAAGATCAGATCAACGTTACCGGTCGTCTGCCTAACCAGTGTCAAAATGGTTATGTTGTCAAAGTCTACAACAGTGATATTGTAGATGCTGATGACATGTGGGTTGAATTTCAAACTACAGATAACGCCACATCTGGTCCTGGTGTGTGGGAAGAGACTGTTGAACCTGGGTTGCAGTTTGAACTAGATGAGAAGACGTTGCCTCATCAATTGGTACGTCAGGCAGATGGTTCATTCAAATACGAATCAGTAGACTGGACTGATCGTTTGGTCGGTGATGATACCACTAACCCTCTGCCTAGTTTTATAGGACAAAAAATTAAGCACATTTTCTTCTACCGTAACCGTCTAGGTTTCCTGGCTAAGGAGAACATCATCCTCAGTAAAGCTGGTGATTACTTCAACTTCTTTGCAGGCTCTGCACAGTTGGTAGCAGCTGACGATCCTATTGACATTACAGCTACCTCTAGAACTCCTGTCAACCTGACTTACGTCCAAACAGTTGCAGTTGGTCTTGTGCTGTTCAGTCAAAACGAGCAGTTCCTGCTGTCTACGGACGCTGATATTCTCGGTCCTACTACAGCTAAGATCAACACTTTGAGTAACTATGAGTGCGATGAAAGCCTAGAAGCTGTATCTCTTGGTACTACACTTGGCTTCGTCTCTAAAACTCTATTGTGGTCTCGTGTGTATGAACTAGGTAATATCCGTAAAGAAGCTCCTGCTGAAGCAAATGAGATTAGCAACAACGTTGCTGAATTTATTCCTTCAGACATCAATAGCTTTATTTCTTCACCTGCTTTGTCGATCCTTTCGTTCGGTAAAACAGGTTCTAGTACACTTTATCAATACCGTTTCTATCAAGTTGGTAATGAAAGACTTGCTAATACTTGGTATAAATGGACTTTAACTGGTAATCTTCGTGAACAATTCTTCGATGAGACTACCTTTTATGCTGTGTGTGATGACGGTACTAATGTATTTGTTCAGTCTTATGATCTGACTCAAGCTAGTGAAGAAGGTTTCTTGACCTTGCCTACTGGTGAAAAGACAGATATTTGTCTGGATATGTTCAATGTCAATCCCCGTAGGAGCTACGATAGTTCTACTAAGAAGACCCGTGTTTACTTACCTTATGATCACATCTCTGGTAAGACATTTAGGATTCTTCTACTTGGTGGTTACATTGGCGAAACTATTACTGCAGATGAATCAATCGGTTTGATTCCCGATAACCTGACTGTTGCTGGCTCTGCTGGTGCATATTATGTCGATGTAAACGGTGACTACAGGGGAAGGAATCTTATTATTGGTTACATTTATAACATGAGTATTGAGTTGCCTAAATTCTACTTCGGTAGAACTGAAGGTAAACAGCATGTTACTGACTCAACTGCAGATCTCATTATCCACAGACTTAAAGTAAATACCGGACTAAGTGGTCCTGTTACTTACAGCGTAGATATTACTGGTAGAAGTGATTGGCAAAATGTAGTAAACGTTACATTACCTAATACTTATAACTTGGGTAACGTTAACCTATCTGCATCTGCTGAGCATTGTCCCTATCTTCCAACGTAATACCAACTTAAAAATCACCATCAAAGGTGATACTGCATTCCCAGTCAGCCTTAACAGCATGTCCTGGGAAGGTAACTACAACACCCGATTCTATCGTAGATCCTAATGCCTGTTTCCACCCCTAGTTTTACAGTCAGACCTGCTACTATTGACGACATACCTGTTGTCCTTGATAACTTGATAGACAATAGTTTAGAAGATCTACTTCGATATAAAATCAATCCAGTGTTAAGCCTTGCTCTCGATATGGAGAATAGTAAGGCTTACTTGGCTTTAACTCAAGACAATGAACCAGCGGCACTGTTTGGTTTTGAATCGGACTGCTTCTGGATGCATATGTGCAGAGGCATGGAAGAGCATCCAGTGGCTTTTATGAAGTTTGCTAAACGTTGGTTTAAAAGCCATGCGCCAAAATTCCTCTGGAACCAAACTGGTATTGAGTACACTCAAGCTATAAAAATGGCTAAGTTTTTTGGCTTTAAAATTTTAAGGGTATTTCCTAGTACTCTGACTAATACTTATCTCGTTGAAATGGCAAACGTATGGACTTCTTAAGCGCAGGTCTGGGTATTATGAGTATGGCGGGCTCCATCATGGGGTCCAACTCTAAAGCTGCTCAACAAGCTGCGTCACTCGAATACTCAAATACTCTAAACAGGTACAAAACAGATCTTATTAACAAATACCGTCAACGTGCGCATGAGCGTAGGGTTGACCGTGTAAGGGATCAATTAAAAGAAAACTTCTCTGCAGCTAACGCCTCTTGGCAGACTGAACAAGCACGTTTTATTGAACAGATGCTTGGGTTCAGTTTCCAACAGGCTGACATGACTAAACAGCTTTTAGAAGCTGAAGGTTATGCAGCTGCAACTGAAACGTATGGTAGGAGTGCAGATCGAGCTATTGCTCTTCAAACCTTGGGTGACTACGGTCGCAGCAATGCAAGGTTCTTGGAAAGCGTATCAAGTGCACACCGGCAATCTGGGCGTAACATGGCACAGATTAGTGGTCAGTTCCAACAAGCAGATACACAAGCTATGGGTACTATTTACGAAGCACCTATGCCTGAAATGCATGTTGGTAAATATCAGCCTAAGTCTGGTGGTCTTAACACTGCTCTTACTATTATGAATGGTTTGTCTGCTGGTTTGAATACCGCATTCCAGGCAGATAAGATGTTTGATTTTTCTAAACCTCCTGCAGCATCTACTTCAAATTCTACCTCAACTACTTTTACGTCAAGTAATAACTTTGGTTTTGGTAATTTTGAAGGTGCGGCGTCATTTAACACAAGAGGTCTTTTCGACAAACCCTAAGGGAGTTTAAAATTGGCAGCACCAAGAATTAGTCCGTATCAGTTTCAAGGGTTTACGAACCAAACTGCATACAATCCATTGCAGCTACCTGATCCGAGCCGACTTGCTGAATCCAACATTGCAACGTTGAAAGACACGTTCAATCAGTTGGAAAGGGAGGGTACTAAGCAATTTTTAGATGATGACAACTTTGCTAAGATTGCAAAGTTCATCCCATCTGCAACTAAAACTATTCTCCAGTCGGGAGAATATTTAAAAGGTCAACAAGAGTCTTGGGCAGAAGAGCAGTATTATCAAAACGAAGAAGCTCGTCTATTTCAAAAAGCACAGTACGAAACTGATATTGAAATCCCTGGTAGTGAGGCTCACCAACAAGAACTAAGTGCTGCTATGCAAGCAGCCGCTCAAGGTGGCGATATGAGTCACGTAGAGTTCCTGCAAAACCTGTCTGGACACACTTACCGTAGATATTCAGAGCTTTACCTTGGTTCTCTTGGTCAAACCTACGATCCGTGGATGGAGGATCAGCTAGTTACTAATGACGGGGAATTGGATCTTCCAGGTGGTCCCGTTAAAATTAACGATCCTAACCACACCCCACAGAT